ATTCGACGAGTAGTTTGCGCTGATTCTTGAATTCCTCATTGGCTTGTTGCGTCGCGTATTTGACCGTACCCAGTTTCTTTTTTAACGCCGCGTCGTTATAGGCGGACGCGAGGCTGCGCAGGTGGTTCGCTGTATCGTTCAGCGCTGATCGGTAGTCTTCGTCCGCTTTTTTCTTGGCGTCTTGTGATGCCTTGTATTCCTCGCTGTCCTTTTTGTAGAGCCGCTGTGCCGCTTTGAAATGTTCGGCGCGCTTGTTGGCAAGGTCTTTCAGCAGGGCAAGGCGCGTCAGCGTTATTTCCTCGTCGGTTTTGCCGAGGGCTTTCATTTTCTCGATGTGCTCGTCGTATTTCTTATTGAGCTTATCGAGTTCTTCGCCTTGTTTTTTCAGATTCTCTTTCGCTTTTTCGGTCGACGAATTGAACCAACTGAACGCCTTGACGAGGGCATAAACGGCCGCGATTGCCGCGATAATTGCCGCGACGATAACCCCGATTGGGTTTGCGAAAAGCGCCGCCGTGAATTTCCATACTGCGGCGGTTCCGGCGTTTGTGGCAACCGTCCCGGCGGCCATCGCCGACGTCCGGGCGGTTTCCGCTTTCGTTTGTGCCCATGTTGCAACCGCCTGCGCCTTTTGCATGACGATAGACTGTTTCTGCAACATGTTCTGCACGGATTGGATGGCCACGAGTGCGCCGAGCGTCTGCGTTATAATGCCGATAGCTTTGTCGAGGTCTTTATTTTCGACCCCTAACTGCTTTGAAAGTATAGACCATTGCGCCCATAGCTGCAAAAGATTTTGCGTCCCCTTGATGAGCACGTCGAGTTGCGCCGTGTCGGATGCCCCGGCATTGATGCCAGCCTCGACGTCAGCAAGGGCATCTTTCATATTTGCGGCGACGCCCAGCAGGTCTTGATACTCCTGCGTCGTTTCTTTGCCCTCGTATTTCATCTGCGCGAGTTGCTGACGAATTACACCTAATTGCGTTTCGAGCGGCTTGATGTCGGGATAGTTACCCACGTTCCGGTAAAACCTTTGCGTACCCTCTTCCGATTCGAGCAGCGCATCGGTTATTTCGTTGATCTGCTTCTTGAGCGCTTCGCCCTCTGCGCTTTTCTGCATGGCTGCACTCATCGAATCGTACTGTTTTGTGAGATTCGACAGTTCGGCGCGCAGTTTTCGGTTCGACCCCTCTTCTTCGCGGGCTGCCTTGATGTTGTTCTGCACCTCCTTTTCAACCTCGCGCAACTCGCGCTTGTAGGCTGTCTGTTCGGCGCGCAGCTTCGCCAGTTCCTCGCGGTCGGCGGCGGTGGCTTCTCCCTTTTTCTTGATCGCCTCGCGCAGGGCTTTTTCCTTTGCCGTCGATTCCTCGATCTTGGCGTTGTAGTCGGCTATCAGCTTGATAGCTTCCGCGTTGTCGACTTGCACCTCGACGACGCGGGTTGTTGTGTTTTCTGCCATTTGTTATGCGTTTTCCGTGGTTTGTTCTGCAATGATGTAGCTATACGTGTCGTCATATTCCGGGGTGATGGAGTTTATTTCGATTCCGCCGACTATTCGCGTAATTGTCGGGCCGATCACTTTCATTTGCCCGGCAGGAAAGATGATCGTTTGCTGTACGAGGGCAACACCGTCGTACGTGTAGGGGGTTATCACGACATCGAGGTCTGACGCAGGCGCAGCGCTGGCTGTTATGTAAATGGCGGAGTCTTCCCATTGCCAGCCGATAGATACCGTCTGCGACGGGCGTTCCGGTTCTTGGATAACCGTTTCCGGCAACTGCGCGGCCTTGACCTCACAGGCTTTGTTTGCCGTCGACTGGATGCTGACGATGCCATAGAATTTCCCGTATTGGCGCAGGTAGAACGGAACCGAATAGTCCAGCGATTTCAAATCGTATTCGTCCAACATGATCTGTTCCGTAATGGTTATTGCGCTGTTGAGCAGGCGCGATAGGGTGGAATAGTATTTCGATAGCAAGGTCGTGAAATCGAGGTCGTCGAATGTAAGCATGGCCAGCCCGGAACCGTCGCTGATAAGGCGCATAATCCGGTCTTTGACTTGTACGGTATCGACAGCCGTTCCGTCGTCGTTCAGTTCGTAGTGCCGTATCTTCGAGCCGTCCGATGGAGCGAAAGGCAATGTTATAACGGTCTTTTCGGCATCCAAAACCTCGCTGTCGATTTTCAGATTGCCGTCGGCGTTCGTGGAAACAGTATCGTCTTCTTTGTACTTGAAATAGTTGTTGCGGCAGTAGTCGTTGATTTTGTATTCTGTGGTTTTCGGCTCGTCGTCATTGCTTCGGACGAATTTATCCGACCAATCGCACGCCTGCGCTTTGTTCTCCTGTAAGGTGTCGAGCGATACGAATTTCAGATTATTGACGTTTGCGGGGTCGGGCACGGCAAAGATGCCGAGCATTCCGCAGATC